CTACGGACTTTTAATCCGCAGGTCGTAGGTTCGAGTCCTACTGGGGGCACCACCAGGGCCTGGCTGGTCATCACCGATCAGCCAGTCCACGTCTACGCCGGTAGCCATCGCCCACGCCATCAGAGTTGCGCGCTTCGGCTCCCGAGATCCCTGCTCGACCCTCTGGACGGTCGACAGGCCTACGCCCAGCTCGTCTGCGAGCTGCTTCTGATTAAGCCCACGCAACTCGCGTGCACGTCGTGCTCGGTAAGGCAGCGGGAAGTCCGGTATCACCCCGCGAAACGGAACCACTGATTCGGTCATAGCGGTGAGATTACCTCATCAAGGCAACTACATCAATATGTGACCAGGCTTGCCATTTGGAATTAATTACTTCATTCTGAACCGCATGAATCCCAAGGACGTTATTCCGTCCCTGTGCAGTGTCACCGAGGCAGCCGAGATTCTGGGGCTCCCGCTCTCCACAGCACAGCGATGGGCGCGCAATGGTCGGCTCCCTATCGTCGGCAAGCTCCAGGGCCAGACGGGCTCGTACGTGTGCGATCGCGATGAGGTCGAAGCGATGAAGTCGGCGGTGTCGCAATGAGCGAGACGATCATCGGTGGACCGCACGATGGTGCTGCGTTCTGGCGGAAGTACGAGTTCACGATCACCGATTCAGGTATCGGCCTCAGCGCCGACGTGCCGGATGGGTCCGACGACCAGACCACGGGCTGGACGTTCGCTCGTGACGCTGCGATGGCTGTCGCGCTGATCATGGACAGTGCCGGCAAGCCCGAGCTGTGCCGGCAAGCGAAGGCGCTTGTCGAGGCCATTCATGCCGACTCCGAGGTTGTTCGGTGATGGCCGGCCGGTATGTGACGCCGACCGCTCGCCCCCAGTGGCCCACCGGGACACAGTTGCGTGAGTTGGGACGCAAGCTGTTTTTCTGGTGGCTGTTGCCGTCGTGTGGCGTCGCGTGCATCCTGCTCGCTCTACTGGCCGGCTATGTCCTGGCGGGTGGTCAGGGGTGAGCGAGATCGTGCCGGCCGATGAGATCGAGCAGATTGTCGGCGCGCCCCGTGCCCGCAATCTGCATCTCGGTCGGGCTGTGTCGGCAGACCAGCGCGTCTACATTCTGCATTCCCAGCGGTGCATCGAAAGCGGCGTCGATATACGCACGTGCCCATTCTCGGTGGCGATGGACAACGGTATCGACGTTGACTCCTGGTGGCTCGGCTGCGAGGACGTAGCTGTCGTTCTCGGGGTCCGTGGCCCGCACCTGGTCCCGATGCGCAAGGCCACCGATCAGCCCCGCTTTCCCGGCGGCGTGCTGTGACGCCGGATCGGTGGGGCTACAAGCTGATGGGCTTCCCCGAGTTCGGCACTGACTTTCATCTGGTCGGCTCGCTGGTGGACGCCGTCACGGTCGTCGCGAATTTCGGGGATATGCCCACCCTGCCCGTCGTCGCGCACGAGGACGAGTTCCTGTGAGCGCTGTGTGATGGGCGACGTCGTGCGTGGCCCGTGGAAACCGATACCGGGCCGTGTCGATGCCTCGCAGGTGCGTTGGCGTCGCGGCCGGCCGATCGACCCGCACGCCGCTCGTGAGCATTGCGCTGAGTGTGCCCGCCCGTTTCATCCGAGGGCGTGGGTGCCGGTCGACAAGATCTGCGCTGAGTGTCAGGAGGAGCGGGCGCGCGCTGAGCGTGACGCTGTGCCGCCGACTCTCTTCGATGAGGGTGGTGATGACGTGCCGCCCTGACTGAGCCTTGCTCGTTGTCCCTGCGCCCGTGGATCTTTCACGTACGGGTGATGCGCTTAGCCCGCGTAGTCGTCGCCCGTTAGAGGGGCCACTGCACCCATCCCGATTCGAGTGTCTGACCTGGTTAAGGCGGACTCGGGCAGGAACACCGTTGCTGGTGTATCAGGCGCTCGAAGTATCCCAGTCCCGGCAAGCCGAGTAATTCCCGCGCTTGCGTTCATACCAACCGACCGACGACCGACGCGACCGACGCGAAGGAACCGAGATCGGGTGATCCCGTGCCTTTGCGGTACGGGGTACGCCCTGCCCTCCCAACTCCCTCCGCTCCCTCTACGAAGCGTCACAACGGCTCTCAGCGCAACGCTGAGAGCCGAACAACCCCAAGGAGATTGAAATGAAACCGACAGTCGGACGAGTAGTCCTCTACCACCCGCACGAGACACAAGCTCGGTACGCCGGTCTGCCCCCTGCCTACCCCAGCACACCGCACGCGGCACTGGTCACCTTCGCCAACCCGACCGTTGCGTGGGTTGAGTTGGTGGTTTTCCCTCCGCGTGGTTCGACGTACACCGTGTCGGCGTGCGAGGGCAGGGACGACGGCGAGTGGTCCTGGCCTCCGAGGGTGTGACGGCATGGCCGAGCCGAAGAAGATCGTCTGCAAGCTGTACACGCGTAGCCGACCGATCATGAAGGCGGTGAAGGAGTTCTGCGAGACCCATGAGTTCGAGGTGGCGATCAACATGGGCGACCGTCCCGATACGGCGTCGTTCGTGGTCACGTGCGCCGACCACACCAGGGACACAGTCATTCTCGCGAACATGTACTGCACTCCGCTGTCGCGCTGCGACGTGATCACCCTGCCCGAGGGTGATCTGTATCTGGCTGCGGCGGCTCGATATTCGCGGGGCCTCACCCTCGTCGGGTCGGACCACGTGCGGCGTAAAGATCCCGGCAACAAGGAACCTGAAGGAGTGCTGTTCTGATGATGGACAAGGAGTTGGCAACGTTGCTCGATGCGACGTCGTTCCAAGTAGCGGATCTGGTGGGACCGGCCATCGTGATAGAGGGCGCAGCGAACCACCTGCTCGCCCGCCTACCCGAAACCGACGAGCACCGGTGGAGTGTGACGCAGGCGCTCGGTTCGATTGTGGCGGCACGCAAGTCGTTGCAGTCGGCGGCCGAGACACTGCTGCACGTCGTGGCCCAGGACGGTGCCGACATGCTCGCAGTCGAAGTCGACGGCGGCACTGTTACAGGTCCTCCCGGTGAGGATCTGACTGGGGTTAAGAAGCGCATGGCCGAGTTCCTACGCCATGGCTCGGTAGGAGAGGTCTGATGGCGGGCCAGTTGTTGCCGCTGGAGAACCTGCCGGGTCGGTTCGCGTCGGTGTCGTATGACGCTGAGCGGAAGATGATTGTGGTCAAGGTCGATGATGCCGAGGGCAATTTGATGTCTGAGATGTCGTGGGGCTACAGCGAGTTGGAGATCATCGAAGAGCCAGCCGCTGTCGCAGATCTAGTCATGGAGGACAACGGCCATGACGGTGAAACCGGCGATGCCGAGGAGCGCATAAGCGGTCCAGGCGGCTCGGGGTACTACGAGTAATGAGCCGTTGTCGAGGGCGTGCTGATGAGTACGAGTATGCGAATGTGCCTGGCGGGCAGTGGCGTACGAAGCGTGTGGCTGCTGAGCAGCTATGTGCTGGTTGTCCTGTCCTGTCCTGGTGTGCTCGTGACGCTCTGAAGCAGCACGCTCTCGGCATGGTGTGGGCGGGTGTGCCGATACCACCCGAGCACAACGACCGGAACACCAGCAAGGCAAGACAACTGCTCACCGAGGTGGCTCTGTATGGCAAGCGATAGGCGTCCTCCGATACCGGACGACATGGCCAAGGCGGTGCGTGCGCGTGACGGCTATGTGTGTCGCAAGTGCGGTAGTGACGACCGCTGCGAGATAGACCACGTGGTGCCCTGGCACATCGTGAAGGTGCACGAGCTGGACAACCTCCAACTGCTGTGTCTGCCGTGCAACCGCAGTAAGGGCGGCAAGGTGGAGGCCGATGGCCGTAAGACGTGGTTCGATCCTGAGTTCTTCGGTGCGTCATTATGATCGAGTGCGAGTACTGCCGCCTGATCGTGCGCATCCTGTACCCCACGACGCTGTTGCCGTGGCAGTTGTACGTGTGTCACAGGTGGCTCGGTCATGATGGGCCTACGTCGTGAGCTGGCCCCATCGCTGCTGTGCTGCTTGCCGTGTGCCACCTGTGCGCTTGGCTATATCGGCCCAACTGTATCCATCACCACGTACTGCGGTGACTGCCTGTGCTATCTGCCCATCCAGCTCTGAGCGCAGCGCTATCAGGTGTGGCAGTGACTCGATGTCGGTGCCTGCTCTGCGCCCCGCTGCCCTCACGATGCGTCGCACGAAGGCGATGTATTCGGCTGTGTCCATTGGTCGCTTCACGTGTCAAGGATGCATTGACGTAGTCGACAAGTCAATGCATCGCAGTGCATACTCATCCATGCATAATCATCCACTGTCATGCATGGTCGGTGGTGTCATCCGGTCCCCGGTTTTTGTAACGGGGACGGGTGACACCGAGGGGCTTCCTGGATTTACACCCCCCAGAGGCTCCAGAGGTCTAGTTCCAGAGAGTGGGACGAGAACGATGCATGAATATGCATGGCGGTGTGGATGGTTGTTGGATGCTCGTCGGATTTTATGCATGGCCGGATGGAGGTCGTTGTGGGCTTCGTGACGAACGAGTCGTATGAGGGATCGCTCGAGACGTTCCTGTCCGTGAACGAGTGGGTGAGCGATTCGGAGGCCCCGTATTTGGCGTCGCTGTTCCACATTGCGCGGCTCCTGGACGTGAAAGTGAAGGGCAACACCGCACTTCCGGCGGGCCTCACGATGGAATTTCGGATGCTGTTCTCCGAACTGCTCAAGCGTAAACCACCCGAGGAGCTATCGGACGACGATGGTTTCGATGATGAGATCGCCAATATCTGATGGACGCGGCGCTCCCGACGATCGTTCTGCCTGAGGAGTATCGGGAGAACTGGACTGACGAAGTCCCTCCGTGGCTGCCTCGCGTCTACACGCAGCCGATCGAAAACCCAGACTACTCCGAGGCCGACAAGCTGATTCGGCTCTCGGAGAAAGTGTTTCGGTTCGCTGCGGGCGACGAGCTGCGCCTGGACATGTGGCAGAAGTGGCTCATTCGCGAGATCCTGCAGAAGTACCCCGAGGACTATCCGGTCGAGAAGCTGCGCGGCCAGCTCGTGTACAAGCAGGTCGTCGTCTCGATGGGGCGGCAGAACGGCAAGACCGTGCTCGGTGCCGTCATGGCGCTTTACGGGCTCATCCTCATGGTGCCCCGTGCACCCGAGGTGATCTCGATTGCGGCCGTCGTGGACCAGGCGAAGAATTTGTACTCGAAGGTCCGGTACTGCGTCGACAACGTGCCGCTGCTCAAACGCCGGTTCAAGACCACCGACCGCAGCGGAATCAAGTCGCGGAACCTCCGGAAGCCGGCGACCTACGTCGTCAAAGCAGCCGGCGACGGCGACGGATTGCAGGGCTTCTCCGGCTGCCTGATGCTGCTCGATGAGCTGCACCTGCTCAAACCCGAGGCATGGGACGCACTTACCCTGGGCGCGTCGGCTCAGCCGAAGGCCCTCGTGGCCGGCTTCACCACCGCCGGCGACGACAACTCGGAGCTGCTGAAGCTGCTCTACCGCATCGGCCGTGCCGCCGCTGCGAAGGAAGAGGGCCACGATCCACGGTTCGGATTCTTCCTCTGGGAGGCAGATCCCAACCTCGAACTCTACGATCCGCAGGCCCTCGTTCAGGCGAACCCGGCGATCGCGTCCGGCCGACTCGACCTCGAAGACGAAGTGCGCCAAGGGAAGAACCGCCTGGAGTCGTCATACCGGCGCTACCGGCGCAACGAATTCGTGTCCGTCGAGAGCATCTGGATGTCAGTGCCGGCATGGCTGGCGGCCGAGTACGGCCCCATGCCCGCGTCGGCCCGCAAGCAGCCGCTCATCATCTCGTTCGCACGCTCTCGGCGCACGTGGAACTACGTCTCGATCGTCGCCTCGACCAAGTACGACGGCGTCGTGTACACGCAGCTCATCGCGACGATCACGTACGGCAACGACGAGCTGCTGCTGAAAAAGCTTGTGCAGCTCAGTCGTACGGTGCGTGTGGAGAAGTTCGTGACCGACGCCGAGACGATGAAGCCGACGATCCTGGCGCTCGACAAGACGCACCACCTACCGGCCGAATACATGACCCGAGGGAACATCGCGAACGCCACATCTGCCGTGCACTCGATGATCAAGGATGGCCGCGCGAAGCACGCCGGTCAGAAAGACCTCAAGACTCAGTTGACGAAGACTGTGACCGTGAACGTGGGCCAAGGTGTGCTGATCGACATGAACAAATCTCTCGGCGACATCGACGCGATGTATGCCACGGTCATGGGCGTTTTCATGGCCGAACAGCAGCAGCCGTTCGTGTCGCAACTGAGAATGTTTTCGAAAAGTTCTACATGAGAATCACACGCGTGGGATTAGCGTTCCCCAGCAATGAACGCAATCGGCAGGTGGTTCGGATTCGGCACCGACGTGGAGACACGCAGCGGGTCGGTCGGCTCGGCAGGCGGTGACTCACCGCGACCGGCCGTAATGCCCCCTCCCCGAATGCAACTCGGCGTCACGTGGGAAGAGGCCCTCAAAGTCTCGGCGTTCTCCCGGTCGATGGACCAGACCAACACGATGATGTCCTCGATGACTGCCACCGTGCGCGATGCACGCAAGCGCCTGATCCCGTTCGATGATCGCGCGTACCCGTCGATCGTGAACAAACCGAACCTCGAAATGGACTGGGAAGAGTTTGTGCAGTCGACGGTCAACGACCTGTTCCTGCACGGCGAATACGTGTGGCTCCGCGTCGGAGATCCGACGGTCAACCTGATTCCGGTCTCGCCTCGCGAGATGACGATCGTTCGTGAGCGTCTGCCCGATGGTACGTGGGGCCGAACTCGCTACGGGCACTTGGGCCGTGAGATCCCCCGCAGCCGCGTCGTCCACAAAAAGCACACCGCCATCACCGGCGAGGCACGCGGCATCGGCCCGCGTCAGCTCGCACAGAGCGAGCTACGCGCCGCGCTCACGCTGGCCGAGTTTCAGCGCGAGTGGTTCGACTCCGCCGTGGTCCCCTCCGGCATCCTCACCACCGACCAGCACCTGTCGAACATCGAGCAGGACGACCTCCAAGAGCGGTGGAACAACTTCCTGCGATCGCACCGAGGGCAAGCCGTCGTGCTCGCAGCCGGCCTCACGTACGACTCGATTCAGCTCAAGCCGGCCGATGCACAGATGCTCGAAGTGCAAGATGCCATCGACCGCAAGATCGTACGAATTTGCGGCACACCAGCTTTCGACCTACTCGTACCTGGCGGCACCGAATCTCGGACCTACCAGAACCTCGAACAGTCCACCCTGCAGTACCTCACCACCACCCTGGCGAAATACATGAACGCCGTCGAGAGCGGACTCACCGAGGTCATCCCACGCGGCAACAAGGTCGAGCTGGACGAGACCGGCCTGCTGCGCATGGACAGCAAGACACGCTCCGAGGTCGACACCGCCAACGTCACGAACGGCACCCGCACCATCAACGAACTGCGCGCCCGAGACGGACTGGACCCGCTCCCCCACGGCGACGAAAAGCCGGCACCACCGAAGCAGATCCCGTCCGAGCGAGCCGACCAGCCGAAGGAGATCGAGGCATGATCAACGTCATCGTCGGCCCGCCCTGCGCCGGCAAGTCGACCTACATCACCGACAACGCCGAACCCGGTGACACCATTGTCGACTTCGACAAGCTCGCAACAGCATTCGGCTCGACCGGCCACCACGACACCCCACTGTCTCAACGCCGCGTCGTCCAAGCCGCACGGCACGCAGCCATCCACCAGATCCTCATGGGCCGCGTCGAGAACGCGTGGGTCATCGACACCGACCCAACACGCATGATGCAAGCGCAGTACCGCCGCGCCGGCGCGAACATCATCCTGCTCGACCCCGGCATGGAGGAATGCCTCGCCCGCGCCACCGAGGACAACCGCCCCGACTGGACCGCCGAACAAATCCGACGATGGTACCGAATGAGGATCACCGCATGACGCACACGCAGCTCGAAACCCGCACTGCCGCAGTCGATACCGAGGTCGAAATCCGCAGCGCGCCCGTCAGTACCGTGGACGAGCAGACGCGCATCATCTCCGGTATTGCCGTCCCCTACGGCCAGGCGACCGAGATCCGCACGAAGAACGGCAGCTACCTCGAATCGTTCGCGCTGGGTGTGTTCGAGGACGACGCGCCGGCCTCCGTGCACGCCAACCACAGCTACAAGACGCGCGGCGATCTCCCGATCGGCACCGTCATATCCGGCAAGAACCGCCCCAACGGCTACTACGTCGAGTGCCGCATCGCCAACACCGTACGCGGTGACGAAGTGCTCGAACTCGCACGGGACGGCGTCCTCAAATACTTCTCGGTGGGTTTCCGCCCCGGCACCCAGGAGACGCGCGACGGCGTGCTCGTCCGCACCAAAGCGGCACTCGCTGAAGTGTCCATCACAGAAATCCCCGCCTACAAGGGCGCGGTCATCGAAAGCGTGAGAAACGCTGACACAGAACAGGAATCACGTATGGACCCCGAAGAGCTCGCACGCCTCGTCGCCGCCGGCATCAAGGACGACCCCGAGGTGACACAGCTTCGTACCGACAACGCCGAAATGATCCGCCGCATCGGAGTACTCGAAGAAGGTGGCGGCACGCAGACCCGCGGCCGTCGCGAGTTCCACACCCGCTCCGGTGGCGAACTGCTCAAGGCACTCGCCGCCGGCGACGCCGACAAGGTCACCGAGATCCGCGAAGCAATGGACGGTATCGAGGGCGAGCAGATCGAGACGCGCGCCTACACCGGCCAGGTCGTCGCAGACGGCGTCGAGCGCCCCGCATGGCTGGAGAAGCAGCTACGCCTCACCAACCGCAGCCGGCCGATGTCGACGTTCTTCAGCCGCGAATCACTGCCGGCGGACGGCAACAGTTTCGAGTACGCCAAGGTGATCGCCGAGACCGGCGCAGTGACCGTGCAGGCCGCCGAAGGCGACGACCTCGCGTACCTCGAGATCAAGCTCGGCGTCGGAGCTGGCACTGTCCGCACGGTCGGTGGCTACACCAGCTTCAGCCGGCAGGCGATCGAACGATCCAAGGTTCCGATCCTCGACACCGGCCTGCGCTGGATGGGCATCCAGTACGCCGAGGCGTTCGACCTCTACGTCCGCGCCTTCAGCGCTGCGTTGCCCACAACCGACGGCGACCCGCTGGCACGTACCAACGTCATACCGCTCGGCGCGGCCGGCAAGCCCGAGACCGCCCCCGAGTGGATCTCTGTCCTGATGGACGCCGCGTGGATGATCGACGACAACTCCAAGGGCCTCAAGGCCGATGGTGTGCTCGTCAGTCGCGACGTGGCCAAGGGAATGGCCCTGATCGAGGACAGCACCGGACGACCGGTCTTCAACGTCTCCGGCGACGGTCAGAACACCTGGGCCGGCTCGTTCGATCTCGGCTCCCTCGAACTGGTCGGAGAGATCGCCAAGCGTCCGGTCTTCTGCATTCCGCAGTTGCCGGCCGGCTACTGCTCGATGGCATCGCGCGAAGCCGTCACGACGATGGAATCGGCCGGCGCACCGTTCAGCCTCCAGGACGAGAACATCATCAACCTGACGAAGGACTTCTCGCTGTACGGCTACCAGGGCATCTACAGCGAGCAGCCCAAGGGCATCACGCGGATCACCTGGGACGCGTAATGACAACTCCCGCAACCACAAGCGTCGACGGAGGAACGCCCGAGAGTGCCGACTCGCCGGTGGTACCCACCGTCGAAGAGTTCCGGGAGTTCGCCAACGCAACATCGGCCGACGCCACGAAGCTGAAAGAGGATCTCGACATCGCCGTAGCGACGATCGATGAGTTCTGCCGGCAGCCGGTACGCCCGATCCCCGCAGCGCTCCGCAAGCGCTGGTACCTGCTCGTCGCGTCCGAGATCTTCGACGCCTCGAACGGGCCGACCACCAGTATCGACGCGTTCGGAAACTCGCGACAGACACGATCGTCACGTGACCCGATGCACGTGATCATTCGTCAGGTCCGCAGATACGTGCCGGCGTTCTGATGGACCTCACTCAGACGCAGACCACGATCATCGACACCCTGCGCGAGGAAGGTCTCACTGTGCAGGGCTGGGAGGTCAAGCAGCCGCAACCTCCCGTCGTCGTGGTCTGCCCGGCACTGCCGTCCGTGGAGACCACAGCGGCCGGTGTCACCCACGGCAAGCCGTTCATGACCAATTGGACGGTTCAGATCCTCGCGGGCAAAGGCACCGACGTCGTGGTCCGCGACGCCCTCAACGACATGATCGGCCGCGCTCTGCTCGCACTGCGGCCGTACATGCGGGACATCGAAGTCGAGTCCCCGAAATTCACCGAGGGTGACCCGAAGTATCTCGGCGCTGAAATCACAGCGTCGATCGCCATCGACATGCAGAAAGAAGAGTGACCATGCCTCCGTTCAAGGGCACCAAGGGTAAGGATCTGTCGATCGAAATCGACGGGACCGAATACAACACCGACCTCAAGGCGTTCCGATGCGAACCCGACGACGGCGAAGACATCGCGTTCAAGACCTTCGCCCGCATGAAAGAGGGCGATACGAAAGCGTGGTTCATTCGCGGCACCGGCTTTCAGGACTTCCAGACCAGCTCGTTCTGGACATACATCTGGCTCAACGCCGGCCAGAACGTCCCGTTCATCGCCCGCCCGTACGGCAACGAAGTGGCCACCGCAGACCAGCCGCACTTCACCGGCACGTGCACCATCGTCAGCAAAGCCGGCTTCGGCGGCGACGCGGACGAAGAGCACGAGTTCGAGGTCGAGTGGCCGATCGACGGCGTACCACTGCGCGTCACCGCATAGCTCATGGCCACGATGAAGATCGAGCTGTCGATCGAGGGTAAGAAACCCTTGCTCGACAAGCTGACGGTCTTCTACAAGACGGCTCGACAGCTCAAGCCGGCGTTCGACCAGATCGCGGCGAGAACATTCCTGATCGCGAACACCATCGCCCCGGTCTACTCCGGTCGCACGAAGAAGTCGATCCGCGCCAAAGGCTCGAACATGCGGGCCTACGCGAAAGCCGGTGGCGCTAGCCGGAAGTCGCACGGTGGCGGCATCTACGTCGCCATGAACCACGCCGGCACCCGCTGGGATCCGCAAGCGCCCTACCCCTTCATGTTCATCACCCTAGAGCGAGTCACCCCCTTCGCAGTACTCCGAGTCAAACGCGAAGTCATCCAACGAAAGAGAGACGCAGGACTATGAGCGCCACACCCACCACCCCGTTTCAGAACAAGCTCCAGTCGCTCAGCGGCCGTGCCCTCAAGCGCGTGCAGTCGCTCACCGGCGCGGAAATCGCTGCGAGCGAGAACATTCAGCTGATCTTCGCCGTCGCCTATGTCTCCGGTCTGCATCCCGAGGCGATCAAGGGTTGGGGCAAGAACGAAGTCGACGGGTGGAACGACTACCTCGACAACACCAGCTACCACGACGCACGTATCGCGGCCGGCGTCGAGGACGAGGACACCGACCCAAAAGACGAGCTCACGAACTAGCCAAGTTCGAGGCCCGCCGGTTGGCCGAATTCTGCATGCTGACCGGCCAATCCGACAAGGTCTACTACCGCCTGACGTTGCTCGAACGCAACGCTTTCATCGAGATCGCCAACAAGCGAGCGAAGAAGAGGAAATGATGGTCACCACCGAGAACGGATGGGAGTCGATCCCCCCGAGCAAGGTCGTACGACGTGGCATCACCGGAACGAACATCGTGCTCCCCCTGCACCCGCACGACTGCGGATTCGTGCTCATCAGCTTCGCGGCGATGTACAACCGCGACATCGAGCCGCTGACCGGTGGCGCATCCGATGAAGGCGGCTACACCGAGACCAACTCGGTGTACACCTCGAACCACAAGTCCGGCACCGCAATCGACCTGAATTGGAACAAGTACCCGTTCCGGCGCGAGACGATGCCGGCCGAGCGAGTGCGCCGCGTGAAGCAGCTCCAGGCAGGATTCCGCGGCTTGATCGACTGGGGCCGCGACTGCTGGGGCGGCAACCCAGTGGACGAGATGCACTACCAGGTCGCCAAGGGCAAACCCATGCAGGCGTACGTCGACTTCGCCAACGAGCTACGCGCCGGCAAGTTCGGCCTGTACGGCGCGACCGCACCGACGCTCGATCCGGTAGTCGTCCCGCCGGCACTGAACCCGTTCGGTGGACTGCTCATGCGCGGCACCTCCGGCGAGGGCGTGCGCCGGCTACAGGAACGGCTCAACCGGGACTACCCCCGGTACTCCCGCCTCGCGGTCGACGGCGACTTCGGGCCGGCCACCGAGCACGTCGTGCGCGAGTTCCAACGCCGCTCGAATCTGCTTGTGGACGGTATCGCTGGGCCGGCCACGCTCAAGGCTCTCGGACTGTGAGGGCGCTCCACACCTTCGCCACTGCGGTGGTGATCGGCGTTGTCGCCGGCACCACCGCAGCGGCGACCTACCTGCTCCGCACCGAACTGCCCACCGAGGCACAGCTCATGGAAGAGAAATCATGACCGCACCACAAGGCCCCCTCGATCAGGTACGCCGCGAGATCATGCGCGTGATGGGTCCAGAGATCGACGCCCGGTTCGAGCAACTGACGCCGATCATCGCGCGGGCCCTCAATCACAACGTGCCGCTCGATGAGGTGCGTATCCCCCCACCCACCGCCACGGTGCCCGCGAAGACCGCAGCGGCCCGCACAGCCATCCAAGCGGGTATTGCGCTACCACTCTCGGCAGTGCTCGCCTATGCCGCCGAGACCATCGGCGGCGACGAGTTCGAGCTGTTCGACCTCACCGATTGGAAAGGACTCGGCAGCGGCGCAGTCGTCGCCGGCATCATGGCGGTGCTCGCGTTCGGTGCACGGAAGATCGGCCGCTGATGAACGAACGCGCCGTGCTCGCAGCAGCTCGACTGTTGTCGACGCTGCTCGGCTTCGGCGCGATCGCAGTCGGGTTCCTCTACGCCGGCCCTGAGAACCTGGTGCGCCGGCCACTGCCCGCCGGCCAGGAAACCCTCGTGGTCCTCATCGAATCGGTGTTCCCCGTCTGGCCGTTCCTGTTCTGCCTCAGCGGCACCGTACTCGTGGTGTGCGCGTGGCGGCAACGACAGATCCTCGTGGCCCACGGACTCGTGGTGTTCGCGTGGTCGTTCTGGGGACTCTGCCTCATCATCGCACCACTGCGCAGCGTCCCACCCACACCGATCATCGTCGGCGTCATCGCCTTCGCCTGTTGCTTCGCAGCCAACGTCGGAACTATGCGCCTCTGGGCGGCTCTCGGAGTGAAGTAATGGACGTCGTCTCCATCGTCGTAGCCGCGATCGGCGCTCTCGCTACGGCAGTCGCCACCGTCGTATCGGTCACGGGCCGAATACAGACCGAAAACGTTGTGGCACTGGTGAAGTCGAACAAGAGTCTGAACAGTCAGGTCGCACGACTCGACGAATGGAAGATCGCGGGCCGCTACTACATTGCTCGACTGCGAGGGCAGTTGGCAGACAACGGGATCGAGCCCTTGCCGCTTCCCGCCGAACTACGGGAGGACTTGAGCGGTGAGTAATTCCGTCGATATCTACATCAACGGTCACGAGCGTGACCTGCTCCAGGCCATCGAGCGCACGAAGTCCGCGATCGCCTCGCTACGCGACTCGAAAGCCACCGTCACAGTCGACGTGGACGACGGCGAGCTGACTGTACTGAAGGCCAAGCTCGCCGCCATGCGTGATGGTGACGTGACCGTGGACGTTGCGGTCAACGACGCGAAACTCGCAGCGTTGCGGGCGAAGATGGACGCCCTCCGCAACACGCGAGTCAAGGTCACCGTCGATGTCGACCGGACCGAGCTGAACATTCTCAAGGCCGAACTGGCCGGCCTCCGTGACCGCTCGATCAATGTCGGCATCGACTCCGACCTTGCCGGCTTCCGCGCTGCCCTCGCCGCGTCCACGCTCGGCGGCGCGAACGCACGAATCAACCTCGATCTCGACACCGCAGCCGCCGCAGGCGAACTCGCAGCATTCATTGCGGCCGTTCCCCGCTCGATGACGATCAACCTCGACGTGGACACCGCCGGCGCAGCAGCCGAACTCGCAGCCTTCCGTGTCGCGATGCTCGCCCTCAACGACGACTCGATCCGACTCGGTACGAGCACAGGCGGCAACGCCGCGTCGGGCATCGCACGAATGGGCGCATCGGCCGGATCGTCGCTACCCCTGCTCGGTGCCCTCGCCCTCGCCGTCGCGCCACTCGCCTCCGGTGCGGCCGGTGCCGGCATACTCGGCACTGCCGCAGCACTCGGTGCAGTGACCGCCGCCGCCGGCGGCATGTCCGTGGCATTCGGTCTCGGCGCAGCAGCGCTCCCGATCGCAGCAGCAGCAGCGTCCGAGAAAGTGCAAGAGCACTTTTCGTTCATGGCCGACGATGTTGTCTCCACCATGAAGGAGATCGCACAGCCGGTCGAGCAGCCACTGATCGACCTCGCCACGTCGGTCGGTGCCGCGTTTCACTCCATCCGTCCGAGCCTCGATGTGGTGACCGCCGGCGCAGCCCGACTGGTCGGTGAGCTGTCCGGCTCCATGCCTGCCATCGCGAACGAAGTCGGCCCCGCCCTTGAGAAGATGTTCGCCGGCGCAGAGCCTCACATCAAAAACCTGATCGGCAACATTCCCGAGTACGTGCGCGCGTTCGGAGACTTCGCCGGCAAGCTCGGAGATCCCGCCATAGTCGAAGGCGCACAACGGGTCTTCGGTGCTCTGCCCGGCATCATCGACGGTGCCGGCGACGCTCTGGTCGGTGCCGGCGAAGCCTTCAACGGCATCATGGGCTGGCTCGATGAAGGCAACCTCTCCGGCTTCACAGACGGCATCGGCAAGCTGTTCGAGAACCTGGGCAACACCGACTGGTCCGGCGTCACAGCGGGACTGGCCGACGCCGGCAACGCCTTCGGTGACTTCATGGCGAACATCGACACGCAGAACCTTGCCACGAACATCGAAGGCATGACGCAGTTCGTCGCGGACCTGACGGGTGTTGCGGACAAGGTGGTGTCGGAGTATCAGCGGATGGACGAGGCGTTCCGTCAGTCCAATGAGCAGGACATGGGCGGTGGTCCAGTCGAGTGGGGCGCGAAAGCCGCCGACTGGTTGAAGCAGTCGGTACTCGATGGAATCGGGAACTTCGCAGACGGCGGTCTGGCGGATCTACTGTTCCCTCCCGGTGCAGAACCGCCGAAGATCCCGGCACCCGAGGTCACCCCACCGGATACGTCAGCCATCAACGACCCGTTCGCGATGCTGCCGCCGGCAGTGCTGCCTCCCCCGATCGTGACCCCACCGGACGCATCGGCAATCAACGACCCGTTCGCGATGCTCCCGGCGGCCGTATTGCCGCCCCCGACAGTGACGCCGCCGGACACGTCGGCTATCGGTGGGGCGCTGGAGAATATCGCGCCGCCGGTCATTCCTGCGCCTGTCGTGCCGGCACCCGAGGTCACGCCGGCACCGCCGGTGCCGGCCCCGGAGGTGCTGCCACCTCCACCGGTGCAGGTCGACGTCGAGGTAGTTGAAGGCGAAGCGATCACCGTGCCCCCGCCGGCCCCGGTGCCGATCACGTTCGACGTGACCCAACCGGAGCTGGTGCTGACACCGCCGCCTCCGGTGCCGATCACGTTCAACGTGACGCTGCCGACGATCAACATTCCAGCGCCGGCCCCGGTGCCGGTGAGCGTGCAGATCGACACCGCCGGCGCGAAGGTGAACCTGTCCAGTCAGGGTGCTGCCGCCGGCCAATCGTTCGCGTCCGGTCTCGCCGGCTCCGCTGGCGCGGTCTCTGCTGCTGCCGCGTCGATGGCAGCAGCCGCCGAGGGTGTCTCGGTGAACCTGTCCGGCCAGGGTGCTGCTGCGGGCGCCAGCTTCGCGGCCGGCCTCGCATCGCAGACCGGTGCCGTCGCTGCCGCCGCCGCCGCGCTGGGTGCAACCGCTGCCGCCAACAAGGGTGTCTACAAGGGCCGCAAGGGAATTGCCGCCGACCGGATCATGCTCATCCCGCACGGTCAGGCCATGGTGAAGGGCTTCATCGAGGGGCTGGGCAGCAATCGGAGTGAGCTGATCACCGAGGCGTCGGCTCTGGCGAAGGCTGTGACGAAGACGTTCGACGAGGAGCTGGTGCCGAACATCGGACTGTCCGGCGGCATCGGCGTGCAGCAGGTCGTGCACGTGACGGTCGAGGCCGGCCTCATGGCCGACCCTGTGATCATCGGCCGCGAGATCGTTGACGCGGTCGGTGCGTACGTATCCGCTGCCGGTGGATCGACAACGATCAATGTCTAAGTTCACCGACGCCACGATGGTGGCCGTGCAGGTCGAGACGGCACGCGAGCAGGTGTGGGTGCAGGACGGCATCACGCCGAACGTCTACCCTGCTGGCGGCATCGCTCTGCTCGACCTGCTCGCCAAGCGTGAGGACGCCGAACTACGCAACGTCACAACACCATTGGCAGGGAAGGGCATGTTTGCCACTGACCGCCGCGACAAGCCTCTGACCGGCGCGACCGTGGCGACATCGCTGAACCTGAACATCGACTACTCCGGCACCGGATCGAGCCGTGTCGTGAAGGACATCAGCGGAACCACGTCGAGCGTCGTGAGTGCCGAGTCGGAGACGAGTCTGGGTCCGGTGATCGTGCAGACCCGCATGCCCACACCGGTCGTGCCTGGCGATCGTGTGAACTTCGCCGGCCGGTTCGGTATCCGTCGCAGCGGTACATCGTGGGCGCTGGACGAGAACGACAATCAGACGGGCGTCTCGGTGGTCTGCACCCTGTTCGGCATCAGCCGCACCGAGGACGAGTACGGCACCACAGACCCCGTCGCGATACCCCTGCTGGAGTACGTCGGAAACTTTCAGCCATCGGTCGGGTATCAGCAGACCACCCACACGTTGCCCACGGTGTCGCCGGCTGTCGTCCCTGCCGGCGTCAGTGAGGTGCACCTGGTGATCTGGCTGCGAGCGAACACCACCGGCAAGCCCATCGCAGTGCAGTACGCAGCCAAAAAGGCCGGCGTTCTATACATCGGCATGACGTGGAACTACTTCACCTTCAGCAATGCGAACCCGCTCACCCTCACGGTCCTACCCCCGGTAGTCAATCCTGGTGCGCCGGCGGCGACGTGGCACACGCGTACGCAGGAGCAGAACCGGATCTATCGCTACACCTACGAGACGATCACCGACGATGTGGTGGAGGTGAAGACGGAGAAGATCGAGGCCGATCTCGGAGTGCAGACGATCAAGTTCGCGTCGGCCACCGTCGACCCGAAAGTCACTGCCGGCAAACGTGTTCGGATCATCGCCCTACACCCCGACGGCGTCGGTCTGACAGTCATCGCGTCCGGCCGCGTCCGGTCAAGGCGCATCGTCCCCGGCATCGGCCCAGTGCCACAGGTGGAGATCGGCGTGCACGACAGTCACGGCCGACTAGGCGAGCCTTGCCCTGCTGCGTTCGACACGTTCGCGAAGTACGCGCCGGCGCTGAATCGGCTCGGTGTCCCGGTGTCGATCGACGGCGTCGACGTGTCCGGCCCGCCCCGCCCGTTGCCCTCGTGGGGTGGTGCCTACCCGTCGTACGCCGACGATCGACTGACCTACCTCACTTCGCTCGTGATGGCCCGCAACGCCCGCAAGGGTTACTTGCGGATCACCCGCGAGGATCGCCTCGAGGTTCTGTCCGCACTGCCGGCCACCGTCGCGCTCGACCTGTCCGACGAACCCGGCGAAGCCGATATGTCGTACTCGATCGATGCCGAGTTCGGTTCTGACACCAAAGATCTCGTGAACGCTGTGCGGGTGACCGAGAACCTGCTCGACTCGGAGGACTTCACTGACCGGTATGTCGGCTCGGACGACCCGCCGGCCAAGCTCGACTTCATCGCCGGCCGCACCCAGACCGCCGAGTACCGGCGTGACGCCTCGATAGAGGCGCTGGGCCTGTCGTCCCGCACGTTCCCCGTGGTGCGTGGGTCGGGTGCGTGGGTGGACATCGCGGCCGGCAACTACGGCTCGAACTTCGCAGCGTGGGCGACGGCGATTCTCGACCAGTACAGCGGTGAGCAGACCGGCCCTCGTGCGATCACTCTGCCGATCGTGACTGCCGAGCAGCGTGCCCTCGTGTCGAAACTGAACGTGCTCGACGCGATCGTGGTGCGCCGGCTCGGTGTCGCGTACGTACGACGGATACGCCGGATCTCACACAACATCAAACCGGGCTCGTGGACGGTCAAGCTGCGGTTCGACGTGACCGGCTCGCAGGTGTACTGGCTACCCAATACCCCAGTGCCGGATATTGTTCCGGCGCTCACCCCTGCATCTGTCGGCGTTGACGGCGGCGATGTGTACCCAAGTCCAAGTAGGCCACTCGATGGAGGTAAACCCTGATGGGAGTCATACAAGTCCGGCGCGGCACCACAGCCGTGTGGGCAGCAGCCGATCCAGTCCTCGCCCCTGGCGAGCCCGGTTACGACACCGAGCGGGAGGTGTTCAAGGTTGGCAACGGCAGTGACCGGTGGTCCAGTCTCGCTGCGTCCCCCACGACGGCTGCGCTGGGGGAGACGTACCTGCCCTACGACGGGGTCTTCCCTGCTGCGTTGGTCGCTGTCGATCAATACCTGCCCGACAACGCGCCTGCGGGCTACGCCGCGATAACCGGAACGCGCTGGGACTCAACGAATTTCAACATGCAGGGGCAGCTCATTGAAGCTGTCAACCCTGCCGTGCCCGCTGCTGGGTGTGTGAACAAGCCCACGAGCCGCAACGTGGGTGCGATGATCGACTTCGAATTCGACTTCGACGGCGACAAGCTTGCACCGCACCTGCAAGCATTCGGGTACGTCGATACGCAGATCTACATCGAGCACGACGGCAAGATGAAACGACTGCGCGCCGATCCGTTGGGGACGTCTCACGAGGGCTATGTCTTCCGTGACGTCAAGTTCACCCGGCGCATACACGGTCGGGTCCGCATCGTCATGCCGTTCCTGTACTTCGTGCAGATCCTCCACGAGGGCAACGCTGTCATCCGTCGCTCCCCCGATCGTGTCCTGGCGATCACGGACGGCGACTCGTACTTCGACATGTCGAGCGCCTACGTCGCGGGCAGCGCGAAATCGTTTATGACACACGGCCCCAGTGAGGCCCTGCTGGAGAGGACAGGCTGGGCCATCGGCCGGCACGGACAGGGAGGTACCGGGCAGTTCAACAACGGCACCGGGGCCGACTCCGCAGCGCCGGCCCCCGGTGGCTCGACGCGGTTCTTCTCCCCCGACCGCCTCGCCGGCATCAAGCGCCACGGCATCGGGAACATCGACCTCTACATCGTCAACGGAACCATCAACGACGGCGAGCTGTCCGGTGGCCGCGCCGCCATGAAGGCACGGGCACTCGCGAACTACCGAGCGTTGCACGACTGGGATCCTGGCATCCTGATCGTCGTCGTCGGCCCCGAGCCGATCAACAACCCGCCGGCCAACGGGCTGCACGATCTCAACCGTCAAGGTCTCATTGACGCCGTGATCGACCACAGCGCCGAGGGCGGGTTGATCGTGTATCTCGACCCCGGTAAGCCCGGTGCGCAATGGTGGGCCGGCACGGGAACCGAGGCGGCTCCGAACGTCTACGACGCTCAGTCCAAGCTCGTCGGCATGGACGGCATCCACGGCAACTGGTACCTGTACGAGCTGTACGGGCACTGGATTGCGCTGCTACTGAGTCAGGTCCGCGTGCCCGCACTGCGAAAGGAACCCACGAATGTCTGAACCCACACAGGCCGAACTGTCCGCTGCCGCAAGCGAGGTGGTCGGCGGTCCCGACGTCGACGCCACTCAAGAGCTGCCCGACCCGCTGAAGCCGGACCTCGTAGCGTTCCCCTGGTTGGCCTAGCTGGTGACCGAAGCCAGGAATCCGATCACAACGAAGAACAGGACAACGCCCGCACAGATCCAAATCAGAACGGCGGTCGCGCGCGCCGCGTTCGGGTTGGGGGGCGTCGTTGGCTTGCGCTCACGCCGCCGGCGAACCAGCGTGTCGATTGCGAACCCCCATAGGGTAAGCAAGATCAGAACCTGAACAATCACCGACTCCTGAAACACCGTCATGCGTGATTCTTAGCACACACCGGACATATCAGGCGACGGCGCGGAACAGGTCCAGCTTGTCGATGGCGGCGCGCATTCGTATATCGCTGACGCCCGTATAGCCCTGCGTCGACGTGATGGAGCCGTGTCGCATCAATTCTTGCACCACCCGCACATCGGCTCCGTCCTCCAGCAGCGTCGTCCCGTACCAGTGCCGCAGCGGGTGTGCCGAACCGGGCACGTTCGCGCGACGGAATGCGTCACCGACGATCTGGGACACCGACTTTCGGGTCACGTGCTGCCCCGGCCGTGTCTTGTTCGAGGGGAACCACCAGCCCCGCTGTGGCATGGTTTCGGCGGTGGCCGCGAGAATCGGGTGCAGTGGCACCCACTTCTCATCGCCGCCCTTGCCTAGGATGAGCATTCGGCCGCGCGCAACGTCGACGTGTTCGCCGCGGAATGCTGCGATCTCGATGCAGCGGAGGCCGGCCAGAGTGGCAAGCAGAATCATCACGCGGGTGCGGTGGTGCATGTTCGTTTTCAGCAACTTCATGAGGTGGACATCGGCCACGGGCCGAGGCTTGCGCTTCGGTTGCCGAACAGTGCCGACTTTCAGCATTGGGTTGTCGACTCGAATGTCCTGCACCTGAAGCCATTTGAACCACGTCGTGAGGTACGAGTGATAGCAGTAGTGGGTGCTGCGTGACCACTCGGGGTGTGAGGCGTACCAGCGGACGATGTCGAGCGGCTGAGCGAACGTCGGATCGAGGCCGGCCTCGCGCTCGAACGTTCGCAGCACCCTGATTCGTTCGTACATCGTCAGGTCGGATCGGCGTTGGCCGTGCTGGAAGATCTCCCACTGGTCGATAGTCGCGTTAGTGCTCATGCGTCACAAATACCCCAAAGCGGGCAGGTCGGTCGGCATTGTTTACGGACTCGATGCACGTTCGGTGCCGAACCGGTACCGGAGGCCGTGAGCCATGGACCGACACGACGAACCCACCGCAGGCAGCGCAGTACAGGTCGACATCGTTCGCCCCCCTTGCTGAACGGCTCGATCACGCGACGGACTTCAAAGTCGGTGGCAGAGGGTGAACCATGGACCTTTTAATCCGCAGGTCGTAGGTTCGAGTCCTACTGGGGGCACCACACACCGTCCGAGTAACAGTGCTCACACCTGTCCGGAACGTACACTCGGGCGTAACGATCGGCCGAGACCGAGCGACGTGTTGGGGGAACTGCAGCGGTCGTGCACTCGCGAAGGCCGGTCGCAAGATCGACGCTCGGGGGAGACTTCGCGCCGATCGACACCGAACATCACGACCGCCGGAACAGCAAGTGAACAGCCACGACGAGGTTCACACCGAACCTACGGTGCCGTAAGCTGGACCGGTCGTACGCAATCTATGGAGGCGATCTAATGGCGAGGGATCTGACACAGCTCGAGCTTCTGCAAGAGCTGGTGCCCACTGCCGAGGACAATGTGAACCGTCACATCTCGATGGCTCGGGAGTGGCACCCTCACGACTACGTGCCGTGGGACGAAGGTCGTAACTTCGCCGCACTCGGCGGCCAGGACTACGACCCGGAGCAGTCCAAGCTCTCCGACGTCGCACAGGCCGCGATGATCACCAACCTGCTCACCGAGGAC